GTACCATCATTAGCGGTTGCATAAATAATTTTCCAACCTTTATCTGTTGTTGCCCAAGTAACAGAATCACCTGAACCTGAAGCATATTTAAGTTGGACTGTATAAGAACCACTTGTGCTATTTTTAATAAAATAAAAATTTTCTACGTCAATTGGAATAGTAACTATTTTATTTCCTGAAATTGTTTGAGGAGATTCTGCTCCTAAAATAATAACTCTTGTAGCTAACGTTGCACCTGTAGACCCATCAGATACAGCTAAAGCTGTTGTATTAGCTCCAGCTCCTGCTGCATTTAAAGTTTGTACCTGATAGCCACCAGATATTTGTTCTAAAATGTTTAAATTTGTATTAGTCTTTGTACCCCAAGTACCAGCGTTTTCGCCGGTTACCATTAGTTCGACACCAAGAGGTGTATAAGATGAAGCCATAATATTTTCTCCTAAGCCACGTGTTCTACGTCTGTATACGATGTATTTCCTGTGACGTCAACACCAGAATAACTCGCGCTATTTGTTTTATTGACATCACTATAACTTGTATTTCCAGTAATATCAACATCTCCATATCCTAATGGAGCAACATTTCCTACACTAGAAGTTGCCTCAACTCCAGTTAATCCTATAACATTTTGTGCTGGGACTATTGTGCCGGTTGAAGAGGTAGCAGAAACTCCTGTTAATGGTACTCCTATTTCAACTGTTAAAGATCCTACAGAAGACGTTGCTTGTTGACCTGTTGGAATTTGAGAAATCTGTTCTTGTAATAAACCTACCGAAGATGTAGCTTCCACTCCTGTTAAACCTATTTCAACCGCATCAAGAATTATACCACCTACGGCAGATGTTGCAGATACACCTGTTAATCCAACAGTAGCTTGTGTTATTAAAGGAGAACCAACATTGGATGTGACTGATACTCCTGTAGGTACAACTGTGCAATCTATAATAGTTGTTAAACTGCCTACAGCAGATGTTGCACTTACTCCTGTTATGTCTATAATTTCTTCTGGTACGACAGTTAATGATCCAACACTAGAATTTAATGCAGTTAAACCTGAAAATTGGACAAGTTTATTAAATGAATCTCCATAAGGTTCTTCACCCCAACCGTTTCTACCCCAACCAACTAATGTTCCAGCATTATCAAAATCTCCAAGTTGAGTCTGTGCTTGTACACCTGTTAAATCTGCAAAAGTTAGACCAACAAATGTTGTAGAACCTACACTAGCTGTAGTTGATAGGCCTGTTAATGGAACTGCAATTTCTGTGGTAATAGAACCTACAGACGTTGTTGTTGACTGTCCTGTTAATTCTACAGAATATTCTACTCCCCAACCAGAGTTGCCCCATTGTTGTCTACCCCAACCTTGTTGTGGAAATGCTTCTACAGAACCAACACTAGATGTAGCTGATACACCGGTTAGTGCAACATCAATAGCATCTTGACTACCGTATTCGTTAGCACCCCAGGACATAAGTCCCCATGAGTTTCCATCTACTGTGTTTGCTTGTCCACCCATTCCTCCGTGGTTTGTACAATAGTAATAAAGATCTGGTGCACTTTCAGCTACCACAATTTGAGTATACGCTCCAGAATCACCTGGAGTTCCATTTGTAGTTACTCCTGTTGTATATTGTGTGCCCCCGGCAGCGTCTGCTGCAGTTGCAAATCTTAGAGGATGAGTACCATTTGTAGAATCTGATTGATCAAATTTATATGTTCCTCCTTCACCTAAAGTCAAGGTAGGTGTTTGTACTCCATCAATAAAATATTTATTGCCGGAACCAGTTGATTGAACTGTTACTGTAAATGTTCGGGTTACCGACATAAGGATTTACTCCTTATGCTATACGAAGTATTGCGTTAGATGCGTCTGCTGTCGGAAATTGAATTGTAAATGTTCCAGAAGAAACTGTTTTGTCTCCACCAAATGCGATTGCACAAACTGCAGGATCGCCAGTTGCTGAGTCATTGAAAATTAAACACCCATTAGCTGTGAACGAAGCTGATGTCCAAGATACGTCAGCAAAATCACAACAAGCTGTATCAGTCGATAAAGCTGGAGTTACACTTGTAAGCGCTTTTCCTTTTGCAGAATAAGCAGATCCTGATGTATTAGTAATTTCGTTTGATGAACTATAAGCTGTTGTTGATTTATTTAAAGTTGCAGAACTTGTGTACAACGCTAAATTAAAAGTGTTTCCAGACGATGCTGTAAAATTATGTATGCCCTGTAAAACCTCTGTTTTAAAACTGTTACATACTGCCGATGTTATTGCCATAATATTTTACTCCTATTTACGGAGACGGTGAATTAACTGGGATTCTTACAGTACCATCAGTATAATCATCTCGTCTTCGTCTTCCAAGTTGCATACCTGCAAACTGTTGTAAAGCATTTTTATATTTATTTTCGTATAATGTCAACATCTCCATTGGGCCTTTTAAAAATCCGTATGCCTCAACTAGACAGGCATATAGGAGCCCGTTTGGAAAGTATTTACTTAAATATGTTGATGTTGTTGAGCTAGATAATCCCAAAGGTATCATATTATAGTATATTCTGTACTTATAATTTGCATCTGGTGTAGGAGCAATATACATTCCTCCAGAGGTAGTATCAGAATCTCCCGTAGCTCCTCCAAACATAGCATAATATTTAGGAAAACCTGTAACAGAATTAGTTGTATCTGTGGGAGCTTGTATTTCTCCAGAAGGACCAAATTTTCTGTCTACATATTCTGAAAGATATGTTTGATCTTTTTTCTCTAACCAAGTTCCATTCCCTTCAGTATTTGCTGTAGAACTAAAAACTTCAACACCCCTAATAAACAATGTACCCGTTGCACCCTTACTTCCTTTACCGGGATTATTTATTGTGTTATCGTTTGCAGCCAAAGTGCCTTCAGAAACATATCGACTAGAATCCATAGGTAGTTCTTGATATATTCTAAATTCAGCATCCTCAATAAATCTATTAATTACAGCTTGTGTAAAAACACCATCGTCTACTTCAGTGTAATTTCTAATATCTGTAGTTAAATTTGCGTATGTTGTTCCAGCCATTATAAACTCTCTATATTTAAAGGACTTACGACACAGTTAAAACCACCACCTGTTTCAGTCCCTGTTGCTGCACTTGGTAAAGTTATAGTAAAACTATTTTTTTCTATAACCGTAGTGTTAGCATCGTTAACATAACTTGTTTCTACTAAAGAAGCAACCTTGAAAGAACCGTATATTGTTGCCCCAGAAGTATGGGATGTAGCACTTGTTGCCTCTGGAGTAACCCCTCTATAAGGAGCTGAAGTCCCTCTAGTGCATCCAGTTAAATCATTGCTTGATTTGCCTGTGTATTCAATAACTTCATTTTCATATACGCCAGTCGTAGCATTTACTTTTTCAATCATAATAAATCCAGCTGTTGGAAAATTAGATGCATCCGTTAAAGTAACAGTAGTTGCACTATCGGATATGTCACCGTTTAAAGTTGTTTGCAATTGAAATGCCGCAATCGATACTCCACCAACAGGTTCTTTAACATCTACAAATCTTAAAACATCATTAACTTCAAACTGACTATTTTCAAAAGCTACTGTNAGTGTTGTATTCGATGCAGTGGTAAAAGGATTAAAAGGTAAAAAATCTTGTGTTGCAAATTCTGTTCTAGCAGGTCTAGCTCTTTGTAAGGCTTGGGGATCTGCCATTGTAGGTTTTGGTTCTAACTGTGGTTGCTTTGGTTCAAACTCTGAAATATGCACTAAGGCACCATTCCATTCTCTAACCATTTCATTGTATGGAAAAGCTAAACCAGATCTATCTGAAATAGCTAATGCATATTTACCTTGAGAAAATACTGCCATTAACTTACTCCAGGATAATATATTTTAGGTGAAATGTATGTAGAATTAGAAGAACCATCTTCATCCTCTGCTCTTAATAATTCATCTTCATATAATAATTTTAATTCTTGTGTTCTTTGTGGAGCATATTTAATTGCAAGATAATACGATAAACCTGCAATCATACATGGCACAAATCTGTAAGGAACATCTGTTGCATTTGTATATGCTCCTACGTCATCAATTCTTTTTGTATAATAAAAATTTATAAAATTACCAGCTTGAGAACTACCTGGTGTTAAATATAAAGTCATTGTAACTTTATCAATAAATCTTTGAACCCAATATTGTGATGGTAAACCTTTATCTGTTTTGTTTGAAAATCCTTGATACTGTGATCTACTAATTTTTGTCATAGGTGTATCAACACTTGTAGAAGCAACCCTATAATTAGCTTCTTGGATATCTGTCATTCCATTTGGAAACTGTGTTACTGTATCTGAAGTGCTATGTGTTGCAGCCGTAGTTCCGTTAATCCCTCTAGTGCACCCAGTTAAATTTAAACTTGATATTCCTGTATATGAAATTTCTTCACTATTTATTTTAATTGTACCACCAGTTGTAGGCATTCCTGTTACAGAAGCAACACCAATGGTTGCCACTGTAGCATTTATTCCTGCAGATAATGTTGTTGCAATACCGTCCGAAAGACCATCAGCCGGGGATCTATAAAAAGTATAAACAGCTTGGCCATCTACTAGTTTTACATTTTGATTTTTTACTTCCCAAAATTGTAAACCTCTATTACCCCACTCAGAAAATAAAATATTTAAAGATCTCTTGGCAGTTTTTAATTGATACCCAGAAACCCCCTGCATTCCAATACGTTCGTATGCATCTTCAATTATTTCATCTATGCTTAAGTTCTTATCAAAAACATAAGAACCTGAGGTAACATTAGCCACTTAGACCTCCTATCCAGCTGTTAAATTTGGACCAGAGTATTTGTCTGTTAATAAAGTGTAAGCAGTAACTTTTGTTTTAGTCTTACAAAAAATTCCTTTTGGAAATAAAATTCCGTCTTCAGGAAAGTTAAAATTAATTACATCTCCACTTGGAACGTCAGCGATAAACAGTGTTGTTCCTGTGCTTGATGTTGTTGTAAGTTCTAGTTGACCTGCACCTGTACCATCAGAAGCAATAATAATTCCTCTCAGTCTTACTGGTGGCTCTACAATAGCTGTAGCTCCAGCTGCTGCTGCGGATCTAGTTGCTTGTATATCGTTTTTAAATGACATTTGTTTCTCCTTAAAATTAGTATGTGGGGCCGAAGCCCCACACTAATTATTTATTATCTTTGTTGGATCGTTTGAACCCAATCTGTAGCCAATTGATTAGCAACAGTACCTTTATTTTCTATGAAAATTTTTAGTTCTAAAGCTATATCATCTGGAACAGTTGTAGCTGTTTGCGTTCCAACTTTTTTACCGTCTAAGTACAATTTGTATTGTGCACTTGATTGACCAAGCTCAGTTCCTGCAGGTTGAAAATGAAAACCTAATCTAACAGAGTTAGATGGGATTTC